GCTACTAATTGCATAAGTCCTCCTCCCATTTTTTTTGATAATATATAGCAAGAAAATAATTTTGAGAAAACGAATTAATTAATTAATTAATTAAATTCTAATTAAATTCTAATTAATCAAAAATCTTTTATGTATTTTAAAATATTCCTATATTTATGGGAAATTCTTTATTTAAAAATAGAAGAACTAATCGTGTAGTACCTAATACTAACTTTGAGAATGATGGTCCTGTAATAAATGAGTATCATGTACCTGCTCATCCGATAGGACCTCCACCATCTAATCCTAGAAACCCATATATCTTAGAATCCTTAAATGTCAAAAATGTAATCAGATTTAATTTTCACGATGGCAAATGTTGTATTTGCCTAGATAATTCACCTTCTGTAATTTTAAACTGCGGTCATACTGAATTCTGTTATTCCTGTATAATTGAGTATTGCGAACATCAATGGAATAATAATAAAGTTCCTACATGTCCAATTTGTAGAGCTACATTAAATAAAGTCTCATTGGGATATATTTTAGATTTCAATATATAGTTATTTTTCTACTTTAAAGAATAAATCCTATATTATTCTATATTAAAAAAAATGTCTAAACAAAAGATATTTCTATTTGCTAGTGAAATCGCAATTATTACTGGACATAATTCATACCAAAAACCCAAAAAAGTTATTGATAGATTAATTTCTGAATATTTTCCACAATTACTAGAAGGTCAAGTTACAGTTCCTCTAGATAATAGAGAATATATTGAGTATATATCAAAAACTAATAATATAGATATTTCTGCTGAATTAAAAGCTACTGATAATTCAAAAAATACTAATGAATTAAATAAAAATCGTCAAAAACTATTGTCTAAATTAGAAAATGAATTAGGTAAAAAGGGTAATATTTCTAAAGAAATTAAGGCAGAAGTGCAGAAAGCAGCTAAATCTGCTGTAAATACTAAGTTTGGAACTACTTATGAAAATTGTGGTATTCAAGAATACTGTAAAATTACTGGATTTTCTGTTACTGAAGATACTAGATTTCGTAAATATAAATTGCTAGAAACTCCAGACTTTGATGTTTATATTGGAGGAAGGGTAGATGGTCTATTAATAGACACTGAATCAGGAAAAACTAAGAAAGTAATTGAAGTTAAAAACAGAATGAATAGACTCTTTAAAAAATTAAGAGACTATGAAAAGGTTCAATGTCATATCTATATGAAATTACTAGATACTAAAAAATCCGATTTAATAGAAATACAAAAAAAGGGTGATAAATCACTAGAAAGTAGTATAATTACTGTAGATTTCAATGAAACTTTCTATACAAATGAGATTGAAGCTAGAATATATAATTTTATCAATTCGTTTATTGATGAATTAAATAAAAATTAATAAAATTAATAAAATTAATAAAATTATGACCTATCTAATAATTTCTACAAATAGTAATATGAAAGTTAAAGACTGGACTCCTTTTGACAATACTGATAAATTCCTTGAGAATAGTACTATAATAAAAAAAAATGATTTAATAACTAATTCATTAAATCGCCTAGATATTCATGATTGGAAATTTAAAAATACATTTTCACATAAAAATTATATATATTTTGTCCTTAAGACTGAAAAATCATGAAGAACCACTTATTTTTTTAAAAATTTATTTTCAATAACTTTTTTTTGTTTAGAAATAACACGGGTACTTTTAGGTAATTCCATCATAAGTGGTCTAGTTCCTGGATTAAATTGTGAAGGTGTATCTGTATCTATATCATCAACACCAGATCTTTTAACTAATGTATAATCTGGTACCATATTTCTTTCACTAATCAATTGATTATAATCTGGTCTAGTGCTTCCTGAATTATTATTTTTCTGCATATTAAAAAATGCGTTTATATCTCTATCTCTATTATTCACCTCATAACTTATTGTTTTGTCGTTATCTGATTTAGTATTACCATGTCTGTCCATATTATTTTTATTTTTACTATTCTTCGTATCTATTGGAAATTGCGTTGAGTGCATAGAGGTAATAAAATTAGGTTTCATTTCTCTCGAATTTAATAATTCGTTAGTGTCTTTAACGTCATCATATTTTCCTTTAACATTAGGTTTATTAAAACTAAAATCAAAATTCTCGGCTGTTGCTAAACTATTAGGAATCTTTTCTCTAGAATTTAAAAGTTCATTTGTCTTAACAAATTTATCCTTTTTTATAGTTTTATTAGTCTCTCTAAACAATGTGTAATTATCCATCCTTTTAGATAAATCATTTGCATCTCCTAAAATACCGGTTGGTTTAATATTAGTTACTCCTATTTGTTTTGAATTTCTGTTATATTTTCGTGTAGATAATTGCTCAAGTATGGGAACTCCACTAGGATTTGTGATTGGATTGGGATTTTTGTTAATTATTTCATTTTCAGGTTCTTTTGCACATTCATCTTTAAATGAAATATCTCTTAAAAATGCTGGTTGTAATTTTTCTTTAGTTTTCTTTAATTCTGTTAATTTATATCTAGTTTCCTCCTTTTCTTCATTATCATTTTCATTTTTTTCTAATGTTAAACCAGTAAGCATATCATTAATTTCAAAGTAATTAGACATTTAATTTGCAATTACTATAATAAAATAATAAAATTTTGTTAATGATTTAACTTGGGATGATGACTAGGAAATTCATCAACTTGACATAATTCTTTAATAGTTTCCTGTGGAATATCTGCTTCATTGATGTCTAAAGTTGATACTAATTTACCTAAATAAGTATAATTTGGTCCTATATATATATTTTCCTTTAATATTTCCTGTAATCTAGTATTATTTAATAGAATATCTATTGCTTCCTTTTTTGTGGAATCAGACACACGAGAATATCTTCTACCATATGGAAAACTAATCATTCTAATATATGTGCTTATTAACCCTGTATTATTGGGATAATTATCCGCTATTTCATAGAAACTTTCCTGAATTTCATATAATAATGAATCAATGCATGAATTTAAGACTAAATCTATATCTTTATATGATTCAACATTGTTAGTAATACCATTTAAAATATAGTCCCTATACCATAGAACACTATAGGCTAAATAAATATTTCCAAATATATCAGCATATCTACCACTCAACATTTCGCTAGTTTTAAAACGTTTTCCGAGCAACAACATTATATTGCTGCTTAAGAAAAAACTACTTGTTAATCTCTTTAGTTCCACTTTTCTATTATTATCAAGGATAGGAGTTAAACATCCTAGTGTTTGTGAAAAAGAGTCTGAAACTAATTTAAAAACATTTCTATAAAACTTCTTTTTATCATTTTCTTCTATGCTTTCCGTGATATTTAATAAATATGGATGACTACGCATTAATCCCTGTCCAAAAATAATAAGAGAGCGTGTTAATGTATTGCTTCCTTCTACTGTAATTCCTATTGGTGCTTGAGTATAGTTTCCAGCTAAAAAGTTATTATCACCAAGACAGATTCCTCCACCACCTAATATATCCATACCTCCATTTATAACATTTCTTGCACGTTCTGTAGTTTGTTGTTTCATAACTGCCGATAATACACTAGGTTTTTCTCCAGCATCAATGATAGCATTAGTAAGAAATTGTGCGGCAGTTATTGTTATTGTATTCATCGACATATCAAATAATTTTTCAGCAACACCTTCCATTTTATAGAGTGGAGTCCTAAATTGCTTTCTTACTCTACTATATGCTAAAGCACCTATTGTTGCTGTTTTACTCGCAGAAACTGCTGTAGCTGGTAATGAAACCGCCCTTCCCTCAGATAAACATTCCATTAGCATCCTCCAACCTGAACCCGCCATTTTTTCACCACCTATAATACTTGATATTTCTATTCTTATTTTATCTGCTTTTACTGTTCCATTAGGAAATCCTGCTCCTAATGGATTATGACACATACTAGTGTCTAATTCTGGATATTTTTCCTTTTCAAGAATTGCTACTGTAATTCCTTCACTTCCTTCATTCAAAAGACCATCTGGGTCTTCTAATTTAAAAGCTAATCCTACTAAATCTGCTATAGGTGCTAATGTAATATATCGTTTATCTACAGTTAATTCAATATAAGTTGGATTATTTTTACCTCCTAATGTTTTTCTAACAATACCAGTATCTATCATAGAACCAGCTGCATCACTACCTGCTGCCCAACTAGTTAATCCAAAACAAGGTATCTGTTCTCCACTGGCTAACTTTGGTAAAAAGTAGTCTCTTTGTGCCTTTGTTCCATAATGAATTAAAAGTTCTGCTGGTCCTAATGAATTAGGAACCATAGAAACTACACCAACAGCACCATTTTTACTTGATATTTTTTGAACTACCTGAGATCTAGCATGTGTATTAAAATCTAAACCACCATATTTTTTAGGAACTAACATACCAAAAATACCTATATCTCGTAGTTCTTTCATAACATCCAATGGGACAAAGCCCTTTTTACGAATATCTTCTGAATCAATTAATTTACAAAGATTATTAACACGAGTATTTAAGTATAATTCTTCTTCACTAGTCATTTTAACCTTATAATCTTTTAATTCATCTATATTACCCTTTCCACTAAAAATAGTTCTATCAAATCCTATTGTTCCACAAGTAAGAGCAATCCTTTCAGTTTGTGATATTTTAGGAAATATTCTTTTTGCATAACTAAATAGTGTCCTCATTATATCAATTAATTATTTAAAAATTTTTAAATAAACTTAATAAAAATAATCAGGGAAACTAGAATATCCGAGAATTAAAATTGAAATAATCTAAAGACTAGAAAATATATCAAATCACCAGAAATGAAAGAAACAAAAAAGGAATTGATCGAAACTATTAAAAAGGAGATTAAAGAACTTGAAGTTCAAATTGCATGCGCTGAGGGAGAAAAACAATATACCTGCAATCGAGTTGAACTTATGAAAGTCATAGATAAATATAAGTTAGAACTTAAGGCGAAAAAAAAAATACTAAAGAATTTTTGATAACTTTAATTACATTTAATTACATTTAATTACATTTCATTACCAGAATCGTCTTTGTCTTTGTCTTTGTCTCGCTCTTTCTCCTGTTCTGTAAGGAGCCTTTGAATGTTATCCAACTGTTCTAGTATTTTATCATTTTCAATAATTATAATGGAATCTTCTATATTACATTCTCCATCTATTTTTCCATCTCCTTGTGGGTGACTCCCTAAAGAATTTATTCCATATTTTAAACCTTGAAACATATAATATCCAGTATTCTTTAAAATCCACCATGAAACCTCTAATGAAACATTAAGTAAATTACTTGGTACAAAATAAATCATATACTCCTACTATAATCGGATAAAAAAGTATAGACACTAAACGCAACACCATTTACAAGATAAGCACGTAATAAGGCAAAGGAAAGTCCTCTATATAATCCAGTCTTTTCCAATTTTATTAATTCTCCTAAAGATTTTCCAGGATTTAAATAACTTCTACTTTTTAGGGTGTCTATAGGATATAACCAAAACCAACTATTGATTCCTGCCATTCCTCCACTTTGAAAACTATTTATTTTTTTTTCTTTATAAAGATAATCAAAGGTTAAAAAATATATAGGCATTGAAAAACTTTCTAGTAATACTGAATATTTCATTCCATTAAATACAAATTTTCTAGGTAATTTAGCAATCTCTCCAGTGACCTGTGATTTTACTTTTGCATTATCAAGTTGATTTTGAACTACTCCATTTATTAGACCTACTAATGTATAACTTAATACATAATTATCGGTTTTTCTTATAAAATAAT